GTGCCGTTCCTTGCCATGTACCTCGGGCCGGACAGCGACATTATCACAGCCAGACCAATCAGGCTTTTCGGCATTCTAGAAGCCGAGAACTGGGCCGATCTCGAACCATTCTGGAATGAAATCAAGTGGGGATGCTACAAGAAGGCGGCCAAAGTGCTGACCGAAAAGATCAATGAAATCGAAAAGGAAGGAAAGTAATCATGGAACATATCGTGCAGTTCGCCATCAACATTGACGACAAGGCCATCCAGAACCGTATCGAGGAACACGCCTACACGGACGTGCTCAACAAGCTCACCAAAAACGCCGTGGACAGTGTTTTCTCATACACCAACGCGTATTCGCGTGACACCATGTGGAGGAACTTGATGGAGGACGCTTTGCAACGCTTCCTCGAAGAACGCAAGGACGAGATCATCGACAAGGCCGCGAACATGCTCGCCGACCGGTTCCAACGGACGAAGAAGTATCGGGAAGCCATGGGCACCGCCATCGAAAAGGACGGTGAGTGATGGATAAGACGCGTGTGGCCCTCACGGCGATCAGCTGCATCACGGTGGTCTTGATTTTATTCATTTGTGGAATGTCACCCAATATCGACAAGAAGACCAATGCGGGTTTTCAAATGGAAACGGTCAAGACCGGTGACGTGACATGGGCCTGTCTGAAGCATAACGGCGAATACATCGGCTGCAACACCGTGGAGACGGTCAAATGAATGTTTTCGCAGGCAAGACCGGCTACATCGTCTGGCCGCAAGGCGATACGGGAGTTCACACATGCCGCGTGTACGACTCACTGGATGAAGCTGTGGGCGCGGCACATTCCAAAGCCGACTTCCACCACAGGCCGTATGAGATTCTTACCGCTTATGAGAGTCCGGCAAGAACTATCAAGACAATCAACCCAAGGAGGCACCAATGAGCGACAACCGTAACTACAGTGTGATTACGAACTTTGGATGCCACTGGCAGTGCCCGTATTGCATCGTGCGCAACACTGGAATCCAAATAGCCGAGACCCGTATGGGAGCCACCTATGACACTGTGATGGATTTGGCTGACTCCGGCAAAATGAAATTCCTCAGCTTCAGCGGTGGCGGAGACCCATTATGGGGGCTTGATATTCGCCGTGCCTACTGGTATGCGTCGATCACCCGGAGCCTGTACGAGTACGACATCGAAACCGAAATGCACACCAGTATGCCAAGCATGGTTAAGCGAATGTACAACCTGGCGCCCGCAGTCGAGTTTTCGAGAATCGTCTACCATCTGCGGAACGTCAACATGATTCGCAATCTCGACTCCATCGACGGGGAGATGATACGAGTCGTTTTCGTGGTCACACCTGATTTCACCAAGGACAAGATCGACGCGATAGTTAAAGCCGTGAAGGACAACCCGTCTGTGGACGAGTTGAGTTTCCGTCAGATGGTCAAGCCGGATTACAGCATCGACCACACTTGCGAAGACTATCTGCGCGAAGGCCATAAGAAGGAGTGGTGGTACATCACTCAAGGTGATTACAACCATTACATCGTCAACGACCGGATTTCAGACAAATACGAGGATTTTGGAATATTTCAAGCGTGTTCATCGTCATCACATTGGGAGTGATAGCGATACTCTGCGTGCTCATGCTATTAGGCGTGTTCGTATGCATTTTCGACCATGACGATAAGAACGATAAGAGCAGTAAGGAATAACAATGGCGACGAACGTGACTGAGAAAGACAAGACACTGCATGAGGTCATCGACTTTCTGCAAAAAGAGTGGGATGCAGCTAATAACGCTTCTGATAATCCAGACGAAGAAGTGTACGACTTTTACGACGGAATGACGACGGCTTACGAGCATGTAATCAATTACTGCCGTCACCTGCTCGGCTATTCCGGCACCATGCCTTCCGAGGTGCCTAACCAAAGCGAGGACGCGAAGGAATAGTTATGTGGTTCAAACGCAGACGCAACGAATATGGGTGTCCAATGTGCGGCAGACTACCAGTAATCAAGGCATCGCAAACGGAAAAATACCACGAGAGCCGCAAAGTAAGGACAACACTCACAGTCTACCGGCTCCAATGTTCACGTGGACATATCTCTACCAGCTGGTTCAGCCACGCCGCACTCGCAAGCAGGCAGTGGAAAGAACTCGTGGACGAGTACAAGGGGAAGGATACGAAATGAGCGCGTATCAGCCTGTTCTTGACCCCGCCTGCGGCGGCCGAATGTTCTGGTTTGACAAATCGGATGATCGGGTGCTTTTTGGTGATGTGCGTGATGAGAGCTGGGAATTGTGCGATGGGCGTAGGTTCGATGTCAAGCCGGACATGCTGATGGACTACCGCGACCTGCCGTTCCCCGACGGGACGTTCCGCATGGTGGTGCTCGACCCGCCCCACCTGCGCAATGCGGGGGAAACGAGCTACATGGCGCAGAAATGCGGTTGCCTCGACCAAGAGACGTGGAAAGCTGACCTCAAGACCATGTTCAGCGAGTGCTTCCGCGTCCTGAAAGAGCATGGAGTGTTGATTTTCAAATGGAATGAGACACAGATACCCGTATCGCAGATTCTCAAGCTCACAGCGCACAAGCCACTCTTCGGCAACAAGCAGCCGAACCGCACGGGAACACGCTGGATTGTCTTCATGAAGGAGAACGCGAAATGAGTAAACGGTACAAGGTTTGCCCACTTTTTTGGAGTGATTACGGCTGTAAACGCACCTTGATGAATATGGGTGTGTTTGAAAAGTTGCTGAACGAGGGTTGGCAGATTCTGCGGGTGGATACCATGCCATCAACGGAATTGCGTGATAACGCCGTCACAGCGACGAACGTCTACATCCTTGAGAGGGAGGCTAATGATGATTAGTCAATACGACAAGGACATGTGTTGCCTGTA